AGCCCACCTGCCCTACATCCAAGCCCGCAGCAATTAGCCTTCTTGTCGTATTGGATACGAGCTGACGCCCAGGTGTGGATATAATAATCCATGCTTTTGGGTACAGTTGGCATACTACTCTTTGAATAAATGTTTTTCCAAAAGCTGTTGGAGCGACAATAGTGCCTATATCTTTAGCAATTATACTGGCAACTATAACATCTTGCCCTTCTCTTAAAGAGTATTCTTCTAACAGAAGTCTTATATTGTTATAATTCGGCACTAATAACGGACTGGGTTCGTCCAGATCTTTGTATGTTGACTGAATTCCAAACTTATTGAAAACATTACGAACTCTACTGAGAAATCCACGCAATGTATACAGAGTATTCGTTTTAGTGTCGTGTTTATACAGTTTGAGCCTTTCAAACTTCATTTTTGAAGAGCCGGCGAATCCTGTGTAATCCTGTACTCTTTTAGTGTATGTCAGCTCGTTTTCTAGCAAACTTATATAAGCCGGAGTTATTTCAAGAATGTTTCCGGATTTAAATATTCTCGCTGGTTTGTGGGGCGTAACTTCCCTCTCTGATTTGTTTGTTTCTTTCCGCTAATATTTTAATATTGTTGTTTCTGAACTTATCAAAATCTTTTTGATTCATTGATTTGAGTTTTATGGTTTTAAAATAATCAACTATATTTTTTATATTAACTGGAGTGTAGTCCCATAAATTGGCAGACACTTCTATAGCTCTTGAGTTTTCAATCTCAGGCATGCTTCCATGTGAATGGGCGTAAACATGCCCCGAGCCGTGTATTTTGCCAGGCCAGGTTCTCATAGCATAATGACAGAACACAATAGGCAATCCATAGAACTGTTTAACATATATGTGAGATATATGTCTGAAATGACTCTTTGCGGCTTCAGACATTCTGTCATGATTTCCGACAACCAGTATTTTAATCCCGTTCAATTTATGTAACAGGAAATTATGTCTGCCGAAAGACAGGTCGCCGGCAATAATTATTAAATCCTTTTTACCTACTATGGTATTGTGGTTTTCTATCAATGCCTCGTTATGTTCTTCTATGGAGTCAAAGGGTCGGTTATCATATTTTAATGCGTTTTCATGATAAAAATGATAGTCACCCAGCACGAAGGCCTGTTCTGCATTAAAAGGTAATGACATAGTTCCGCCTAATTGCTTAAAACTATATTGTTGTCAAACACGGATCCCATTTCATCTACATGATGAGTTATTACTATAGTCTGCGCTGCTGCATTTTTACTGGCAGCATTTACATGTTTCATAAATTCCGCCAGAAACTTAACACGCTCTTGATCCAAATTTTGGCTTGGTTCGTCCAGCACTAGAAGACCTATATTTTTTGAAAAAATCTCACACAGGGCAAAGCGTGTACATACTGACAAAACTGCTCTCTGTCCGCCACTTAATCTATGCGCCGGCCGTATATGGCCTGACGGCATGGTGCAGATCAGATCCATATCTTCAGTTATTGTGAGGCAGAATGGATTGCTGAAATATTTTAGGAATGCGTTGATCTCACTATCAAGCTCTGAAATATAGGACATTAAAGATCTTTTAGGAAGTTTGTCTCTATGAAGAATAGTCTTAACAGTTTCAAGAGTGTTTTTAAACTCTATAATATTCTTCGATCTTTCAATGTCTTTTTCATATTTTTCTATAGAGGCCGAATAGTCGTCTATTACTTTTTTAGACGAGTCTGCTCTGACCTTAAGCTCAGTTAGTTCGCTTTTTATTTTATTGTACTCTTCGAGTATTTTTACTAAAGCTTCATATTCCTTTTGACTTACAATAGATATTTTACTTTTTTCTCTTAAGTCCTCTATCTCTTTTTCCAGAGCACTGACTGTACTTTTAGCTTTTTCCAGATTCTGGTTTATAGCTTTATTGTTCTGTTCCAGCTCTGCAGCCCGCCCTGTAATGTCCTTATAGTCCTCTATTGCAGCTTCCAGTTTAACTCTTTCATCCTCATCTACCTCGGCTACATTTTCATACTCTTTAAGTTTATTAGAGGTGATTTTGATCTCAGACTCTATTGAAGCTTTTTCTTCTATGTACTTGTGTCTATTGCGGTCATATTTATCTTTACCCGCTTTTAATGAGCTTAAGCGAGCCTGCATTGTTTTTATAGACTTATTCAGTGCCTCAATTTCAGCAATAACGTCATCAAGTGTGGTTTCCGAGTCTTTAAATTCGCTTCCACAAGTTGGGCATACACCCCCTTCCTGCAGTATTTTCTTCAGCTTAACTTTAGCTTCCAGTTCTGAGGTCAGTTGAGCCAGTCCGGACAAATAGTCGCTTATCTTATCGAATTCTGGATTTTTTTCCGGTTCGGTCACTTTATTCAGACGCTCGACACTTTTAAATAAGGATGCTCGCATCCTTTGTTTTTCAGCGAATAACCTGGATTGCTCGTTTAATTCCTTTAATCGTTTTTCGGCGTCCTTGGCCTTTTCTCTGACACTTTCTGCTTCATTTTTAAGCTCAGCTATAACCGAATCGCTGTCTGCTAAACTGACAGTTAAAGAAATTACATTATTGTTTTCTTTCTCAAGCCGAGTCTGACGATCGTCTATTTTAGAAGCGATATCCTTATACTCTATAAAATTACTAATAGAAGATGACACAGCCTGTATATCAGAATTTTTTATTTTTTGTTCTAAATCTCTGATAGTCTGTGTATATTCTTTATACGCCTTCTGCTGTTTTTTTCTCTTATCCTTTAACTCATCAAGAGAAGCACCAACTTCAATAACCGGGCATTGAAGTACTGCTTTATGAACCTGTTCTCTTCTTTTTTCTGCCTTAGACAGGTCAGGAATAAGTTCTATGAACATCTTCAACCGCTCTGATGGGCCATTAAAAAGAAGAGATGTCAGTTGATTTTGAGATATAAAAATATGATCAGAAAACAGCTTCGGAGAAAAAGATGTCATACTGAATATGGCATCTGTAACTGCTTTTGATCCCGTAATGGTCTCTTCTTTAATCCTCATTCTGGCGGATGTTTTTACTTTTTGTCTGCATCCGGCTACATTTGGTGCTTTTAACTTTCTCTCTATTGAAACATCAGTAACGTCATCAAAGCTGAGTATTCCGCTCACAAGAGCTGAATCCATGTCGTCATTGATGTCTTCTTCCAGGGTCCCGGAAGAAGCTGATTTACCCGTCAGTAAAAAATATAGAGCGTTAATTAAATTGCTCTTACCGCTGCCGTTTTCTCCTATGATACCATTGGTACCAGGTCCAAACTGTATGTCCAGATCTTTATGCTGGCACCAGCCTTTAAGTTTAAGTTTTTTTATTTGTAGCATATTACCACTTGTAAGTTGTCTCTAATGTCTTGTCATCTACTGATTTCTGTAGAAATCCGATTATTTCAAAGTCAATTTCGGATATACCTAAGGTGCTGCATTGTGGGTTTAGCTTAATTGGAGCTCCTCTCTCCATTAAGCGTCTGCACAGCTCTACAAGGGGCACAGTAGTCGACTCTCTCCAAGACAAGGTATAAGATCCCATTGTCTTCTCCATTTGATATTGTTACTGGGTTTTGGTATGTATATCAAACTTTTTTATCTTATATTCAAGCTGTTTAGCTTCAAAAATAAGAATTTTAGAAAACATTTCAAGCTCTCCCAATCTGTCTGCAGCCTCTGCTGTCTGCTGCATTTGAAATATTTTACCCAATAGCAGTGTTTTTTCTTCTTCTTTGGCTTTGTTCTCGAATATTACGCTTATAGTAGCCGCATATTCATTATCTATTCTACTTGCTGTTATCTTTAATCCCATACAGCATGCAGATAAATTTACCCATAGCTCTATTATCTGACTGATCTCACTGGCGCAAGTAATCACTATAGTGCCGTGGTTTCCGTATATATCTACACAATGATCTGCCATGTAGGGATTATCTACCAAATATCCATATACTTCAAATACTTAATGAACTTTTATATGACTTAATGAGCTTGTCAGCTTCTGTGTCATCAGAAGCCTCCAGAAGCCTCTTAGTGAGCGTACCCACGCTGGACTTTTCGTCTGCAAATTCGCCTATATAATGAATCATAGGCATGCGTGTATTCTGAGTGTCTCTGCTGTCTGTAACGTCCTCAAGCCGCTTCATTGTGTTGATGTTATACCATAAATACACGTTTTCAGTGACCGCTGAAGACACTCTCTCTTTAAGGCCCGCTATCTCTTCATTAGTACTGATGTTCACCACAAGTACAGGCATACCTACAGGGCCGCGTGATGCTTTAATCTCTTTTAAAGAACCAGCCTCTATAATTGCATCGAGATCTTTATTTGATTTGATGGTTATTGAGTGATACTCTCTGCCTTTTAACGGTATTCTGGCTACATCCAACGTGCCCTTATCGTTAGGCGTTGCATCTATAAACGATTTTTTCTTTTCTTCATCTATACTGATCACGTGCATAGATCCCGTATACCATGCTTTAACTTTATCGTTGCTGAATTCGACGGGCAGGTGGTAATCTCCTAGAAAGCACCCCTCTACACCATCAGGAAGCCAATCCAGATCAAAGTTAGCCACACCGGCAAAAGAACACACCCTCTTTGCCATCTGGTGCATAACTACATACTTAGTTGGCACCATATTGCTAATAGTCTCCTGCAAATCTGACTTAGACCTGTACTTTACTCCCGAAAGGCTTATATTATCAAACAATGTAACGGGGTGCAGGTCCAGATTTATTGAATAGTCCGATATAGCGCTAATCCACGATGGATTCGCATTATCGTGATTTCCATCGATGAAGAATACAGGAAGATTTTCGGACTTCATTTGCCCTATACAGGACCTTAGTACGGATATGTCCTGCGGGCACGGCTTCTTAGAGTCAAGAATGTCGCCGGCCAGAATCAAGGCTCGACGATTTTTAATGCAGTAGTCAATTATCTGCTGTAATGCGACATAGGAGTCACCGTTTAGTTCCGGTCTATACAGCCATGCCTGCGGGCATAGATGGACATCTCCGGCTATAGCAACTCCTTCAATGTTAAAATCACTAGCCATAGTTCAATATATCCTTATAGTGCGGCGCTTCCGATACCCATATAGAGCGTCTTACGCTCAGGTCGGAAGCATGAATTTTTGAAATGTCTGTTATGAGTTTGTATGGGTAAGCTAATTTACGTATAAGGGTTTTGCTGGGAGCCTGATGCTTAACGATGTCAGTTATAAACTCTATTCCAGGAAAACCAGTAAGCTCATTCATACGGTATCTGTCCACTATTAAAAGCCTGATGATACTCGGAAGAAGGTCTTCATTGATTACGGGAAATCGTATAGCTGCTTTAATAACAGGTGTAACGAGATTAAAAATCGCTTTATCCATATTTGATGCTTTTATAAAGTCTTCACTTGAAACGACTTTAAGCATCATCAGACAGTCGCCACATTCGGACAGCTCGTCCAATTCTGTAAGTAAATTAAAAACAAACCTGGCATAACAGTGCGGACAGATTAAGTATCTTTTACACGCTGATGAGGGGTATTCCCCGAGCGGACGACACATCAGCAATCTTCTTTTTAGACTATTGTTTATATCTGTGTCATTGATTCTGAGCTTAAAAGCAGAATCAACGCAGTATTCCTCAACCATCATATTTCTGATAAATTTGTTCTTAGTGTGCGCATTTATATGCTTAGAGACTAAAGAATAATGATCAGATCGAATGTTGGGATTTAATTTTATGGAATGTGAGTATACAGCATTATGCGCTGCAACTCCTTTCCACCCTACATATCTAAAGGTCACAGCTCTTCAGTTAAATATCTTTTAGACGGTGAGTCCACCTTTCTTAAATCAGAGTGGGGAGTTACCGGTCTTCCATGCGGATGGTCTGAATCTGTAACAAATACAGGGTGACTCTCGTCATATTTTCTATGATGTGTCACTTTTTTTCTATAAAAATAATCGGATATGCTCTTACTTATTGTCATCGCGGCAACTCCCTTTGTTTTAGTGCCTGTTTTCAAAAACTGCTAAAATCCTGTCTACTGAAGCCTCTACTTTTTTATTTGATTTGCTTATATAGTCTGGTACTATACTCATTATAGTGTCAGCAGGACCAGAGAATAAATCATTTAACAATGGTTTTTGTTTGATTTGATCGTGTCTAAACAACAAATTATATGCGTCTATTAGATTTAATGCTATCATGAACAAGTTAACAACAATGGATATTGCTGCACTCGCCATTTCGAGCAGCACTCTAAAAGTGACGATTAAACTGTCTGTGTAACTATAGGTTTCTTTCATGAATATACACGAAGCTACGCGTATTTTATTTAATAAAGACAGTATAAACAATGAAAATTTGAAAATAAAATTACAAGCACTAAGTTATCTATACAATAAAAAGAAAATAAACACTCTAGTACCTATTCTTCCGATTCTGCTTAACTTAAAGGGAAAACCCTACTCTCTGACAGACCATTTCCCAATGGAGCCCTTGTTTTCCCTGTTTATTCCAAGAAGCATTGTTTTTAAATCGGCCAGACAGATATCAAAAAGTACTACTTTGGCGGGCAGGGCGTGCCTTATAAGCTGTTTTATTAAAGACTTTGCGTCTTTATATATGTGTCCACGACACGAACAGACAAGACGGTTCTCAAATAACTATGTGAAACCGTTTCTCACTACTTCTGTTCTTGGCAGGCTGTTTTTAAACACAAATATGGAGCAATCCGTATTTCAGAGGTCTTTCACTAACCGGTCGGTTCAATACTTCTCATTTGCATTTTTGGACCCTGATCGTGTCAGGGGTATATCTGCTGAATCTGTATCGTACGACGAAGTTCAGGACATTGATGTTGATTTTATACCTATTATAAATGAATGTCTGTCCGCATCACACTATGACTTAAGACAATACTCGGGAACTCCAAAAACATATGACAACACTTTGGAGCATCTATGGCAAATGAGCAGCATGGCGGAGTGGGTAACCCCATGTTACGGATGTAAGAAAGATAATGTAGCCACTGTGTCCGAGGATTTGCTTGATATGATTCAACCAAAAGGCATAAGCTGCGCCAAATGCGGCCGAGCCATAGATCCAAGAAACGGACACTGGGAGCATCAAAATCCTAAACTACGATCAGAGTTCCCAGGCTACCACGTTCCACAGCCTATTCTGCCATTACATTACATGCCTAATCCCCTTACTGGAGATATGAGAAAATGGCACCAGCTAGTGGACGCCAAAAACACTATGAGAAAAGCAACTTTTTTCAATGAAAAACTGGGAGAAAGTTGCGATACACGTGTCAATCTTATAACAAAATCCGACCTTATAAGTTGTTCTTCTCTAAAACATAAGAACATAATTAAAGAGGCCATTAAGGCAGCCGGCAAATATAACCATATAACCATGGGAGTAGACTGGGGAGGTGGCGGAGAGCTTGGAATGAGCTATACCGCCATAGCCATTATAGGTCACCACCCAATAGGAACAACGGATGTATTGTTTATGGAGAGACTGACCAATACCATTGATCCAATATCTGAGATTAAGCTTATTGGTCAATATTTCCACGCATGCAAGTGCTTTCTCCTGGCACACGACTATGGAGGAGCCGGAGCCGTTAAAGAAACTCTTCTCATACAGGCTGGGTTTACTCTTGATAGATTATTTCCATCTTATTATGTTCAAGCAACCTGTAAAGATATGGTCACTTATAACCCTCCTTCAAGTAAAACACTAAGATGGTACTATTCAGTAGATAAAGCCAGAAGTCTGGCTCTTATGTGTGAACTGATAAAAGCTAAGCAATTCAGGTTTCCCGCATTTGAGTCGTGGGAAAATTTATCTGGTGATTTTCTATCTCTAGTAGAAAATAAACAAGAATCTAAAAGAGGTTCAGATATATTCCTTATAACAAAAAAAGCAGGAAAAACAGACGATGTTGCTCAGGCTGTTAATATTGGATCTATAGCATATTGGCATGCTTCACAAAATTATCCTAATCTCGCTAAAAGAGTAGGCATACGAATAACAAAAGACCAATATGAAGAAGAAACAGTTTAGAACAAAGTCAACTGCTCACCAGACAAGCTGGTGAGTTTTCCGCGTCTACGAAATAAGAACTGTGCAGCAACTTAAATTAATATTAAGGTTAAGCGCAGCCCAAATAAATCAACAACTATGTTTGTGTTTGATTTAGTAACTCTAGTGCTTCTTTTTTATACCTACTGGAAGCATAACACATAATGATTCGCAGATCTGCATTAGTGGGTCTCTGCTTAAGTAATTGCTGCCACGCTTTTTCTTTCCACTTATTTGGAGCAAAGCATACAATATATTGCAAATTTTCATCAGTAGGCTTTTGCTCAAGTAATTGCTGCCACGCTTTTTCTTGCCACTTGTCGGGGGCATAGCACACAATATATTGCAGATCTTCATTAGTGGGCTTCTGCTTGAGTAATTGTTGCCACGCTTTTTCTGCCCACTTATCAGGAGCACACTGTATGATATCTCGTATATCATTATTAGTGGGCTCTTGCTCAAGTAACTTATGCCACGCTTTTTCTGCCCACTTACTGGGAGCGAAGCGCACAATAAGTCGCAGATCATTATTTTGAAAATATCCTTTGCTCCACATTTTACCAAAGTTGGCATCAAAATCTTTTATAATATTTTTAAGCTCCTCTGGTAAATCATCTGCCCAAAAGTCACGTCTCTCATACTCAATGCCACCTTTAACGCCCCAGAACACTCTTATTGCTCCATGACCTAAGTAGTCGTTGTCACGACACCCTGAGAATTTTTCTCTGCCCTGGGCAGAGAAGACCTCTTTATCTGTTAAGTAAAAAAGTTTGTTATCTTTTTCAATCCAACTTATGAAATCGCACATGTTTACTCCTTAGTTGTCATCTTAGAGCTTAGAAAGCAACTTCTGCGCTTTTTCTCTAAACTTACAGGAAGTGTAGCGCACAATAAATCGCAGATCTTCATTAGTGGGCTTCTGCTTGAGTAATTGTTGCCATGCTTTTTCTTGCCACTCACCATGGGCATAACACACAATATATTGCAAATATTCATTAGTGGGTCCCTGCATAAGCAGCTGCTGCCATGCTTTTTCTTTCCACTTACGGGGAGCATAGCACACAATATATTGCAGAGTATTATCAATGGGCTTCTGCTTGAGTAATTGTTGCCATGCTTTTTCTTGCCACTTGTCGGGGGCATGGCACACAATATATGGCAGGTCTATATTAATAGGCTTCTGCTTGAGTAATTGTTGCCATGCTTTTTCTGCCCACTTATCGGGAGCGCACAGTATGATATCTCGCAGATCGTTATTAGTGGGTCCCTGCGTAAGCAGCTGCTGCCATGCTTTTTCTGCCCACTTATCAGGAGCGTAGCACACAATAAGTTGCAGATCCTCCTTAGTGGGTTTCTGTTTAAGTAATCGTTGCCATGCTTTTTCTCTCCACTTATCAGGAGCGTAGCACACAATAAGTCGCAAAGCACTGTTAGTGGATTTCTGCTTCGACAATAGTTGCCACGCTTTTTCTCTCCACTTATCGTGAGCGTAGCACACGATATACCGCAGATCCTCCCTAGTGGGTTTCTGCTTAAGTAATTGTTGCCACACTTTTTCCGCCCATTCGTCAGCATAAACATAGTGCACAATATATCGCAAATCATCATTAGTAGGCTTTTGCTCAAACAATTGCTGCCATGCTTTTTCTGCCCACTTACTGGGAGCGAAACGCACAATACGCCGCAGATCATCATTTTGAAAATATCCTTTGCTCCACATTTTACCAAAGTTTGCATCAAAATCTTTTATAAGATTTTTTAACTCCTTTGGCAACTCCTCTGTCCAAAAGTCACGTCTCTCATATTCAGTGCCACCCTTAAACCCCCAGAACACTCTTATTGCTCCATGACCCAGAACATCATTGTCCTTGCACCCTGAGAGTCTTTCTCTGCCCTGAGAGGAAAAGACTTCTTTATCCGTCAGATAAAATAATTTATTGTCTTTTTTGATCCAACTTATGAAATCGCACATTTATTCCTCCTTAATTGTTTGAAATACAGCCGACAGGGAGTTGCACCCTGCCGGCTGTAGTTAATTAAATCAGATCACCTCTGACGGTCGCCGTGTTAACGCAGGTCGGCTCTGCGGTAAGGATTGATTAAATGTCTTACAAGTAAGTATGCCTGTTTTTTTGCGCTATTTAAGCAAACAGGATTTTCCTTATCTTCATCAGCTCTTTCCTCTTATAGGAGGGATCCGATTCAAAAGAGTCAGGAACCAGAAAGATAGAGTCAGGACTGCGGCTCACTGATCCTTCACCGGTGAGCAGGTAGCGGAACAAATTCCACACGTCCTCCAGCCTCTCTCTCTGCATACTGCCTATAAGCCTTGAATTTTCCAGAATATCTTCTGGAAACGTATGGGTATTCCATACGCTCAACACCGAGCAACCCGGCAACCCGGTGTCAGCAAGAAGCTCTCCCTCCTCGTAAGGAAGGTCACGAGAGCTGAATGGGACCATCATCCAGACGCCTTCGTCCCAGTGTTTCAGCACCAGGAAACTAACAGGCTCACTGGAGAATGTCCTTATTTCCCCTTCTAACATGGATATCACCTCCTTACAACGATTTGAAATCGTTACTTACTGTTTATCTTTGCCACCAGTTCTCTGGCGGTCCACAAACCCCAGGATCCGGTTTTACACGTAGGACGGATTCTGCTCCTTATTTTGGTTACTACGTATGCAGTGGCCTTAGGGTTTGCAGCAGCAACATCGGTACATGTTAACTCTCTATCCAGCATTTCCGTAGAAAGAGTCAACTCTACCGACACGACGGCAGCAGCCGCCTCCGCCAAATGGTAGGGCAATGTTCCTACAATTACATGCCCTAGCACATCTTCTCTTGTGGGATATGCCAGTCCTTGCCCCCTTATCCCACGGCGGGCAAGCCAATCCACCAACCCCTGGTGTCTGGTGGATATTTTGACCTCATAGGTCTTCATGGTACCTCCTATTTTTTAATTCACAGATGGAACACCACTGCTTCTCGTGTGGGTCCCATAAGAATACGGGAATGGTTTTCCCTTCCCGTTCCTGTTTGCTGGCCCGGATCAGTTTGCTGAGCTCCGCCGGGCTGCAGTCTTTGAGCAGAATTGCATCAAAGACACCTTTAAACCCTCTGGAGCACGTGTCCAGTATCACGGCCACGTACCCGTCGGGGTCTCGGGGACACAGGGTGCATGGGACAACATCAGAAAGTCCCATTTTTTTCGCCTCTGTGAGTTCCCTATCTGTGCGGCTCGAATTGAGCCTAGAAAAATGTGCTGCACGCATGTCAACCTCCTTTTTTGGTTCGTAAACGTTTACTTTATATTATTCCCATAAATCAGGAAGAATTAACCAGTCACAAACCTAAAAAAGAAAGAGTTCCAAGCGCATGTCCAAGAAAATGAGCGGACTTACTGTTGATACCTAGTTTACTTTTTATCTCACGTATGTCCTGCATTTTCTGAAGAGCTCTGGCAGCCTCCGTCCTTTTCTCAAGAATATCTCTTGATTCAGGAAAGAACACATTAGAGCCGTAGCCTCCTTGGCTGTACTTGTCCACTATGTGATCAACAGCCCGCCGAACCTGTTGATCATCGGTCATGGAGGGAAAGTGAGATTTACCATAATTGTAAGCACGTAAAATAGAATCATAAGGGTCTTTTTCAGCTGTTTTATCGGCGTCGCTCACTATTCTGGCAACTGTAGATTCAGGGCGCCCCGATGAAGCTCCATGCTCTCTTACTGCCTCTAAAAGAAGATTGAAATCTCTATTAGAAATCCTGTTTCTTATATCCTTGTCCTCTTTCAGCATACTATAGCCGTGTTCAGGGTGATTATCGCGTCCTCTGGATATTCCTACATCGTGAAGAGCGGCTGCAAGATCAATAAGATCAGATTTATCGGGAGCATATTTGGACGAGAGTACTGAAGCGCGATCTCTAACTGATTTTATGTGGTTTAGATCATGCCCTTTATCAAACGTACGATATAAATCAGCATATCTGTCTGGTAAGTTAGGATCGGACACAGCTAAACCACCTATCTTAACTCATGCATAGTTCTGAACAACGCACATTAAATCAACAAAATCATCGTTAATACGGCTGCATGCCGCTATTTTATACTTGGCATACGCACGGGCCATGAGCTCAGCTGTATTGTCCCCGGCAGAGGAAATTTTACGGATTCTGATGTCCGGCTTCCTGTTTTTGATGACCATAATAGACATCCTGCGCACTGCCGGCTCATTATCAAGAGAACAGCCCTCTACACATTCGTTGATAATGTCGTCTATACTGGGAGGAATAAGCTTGTTTCCAAACTCAAGAGAATCGGCAGGTGTCGGAATGTCGTTCTCCATTACTTTGCTGAATATACCCGGCATAAGTTGTTCCGCGCGGGCAAGAGAAGGACCGAACTTATCAATATCATTACCGGATATAAGCCTCATGAAATCCCTCAACGACAAAACTATCTTACGGTCAGCAAACCCGCCTAGAATATCCTCTACAGGACAGGTGGAATTGACCAGTTTCTGCATTATTTTATCATGTATAGGCGTGTACACATCGTTATCAAACGAGAGCTTCAGCTTAAGTATAGGAGACTCAGGATCTGATATGCCCTCTATCTCTTTTTCAAGCTCTGAAAGTTTCCTTAATACAGATAGTTTACTGCTCTTATTCAATCCGTACACGTCATTTCCGGATATATCCAGAACAGATGCCAGTTCAGCCGCAGAAACCACGTTATCCAATGCTGCCACCTTCTGCAATCCAAAAGCAATACGGTCGGCCGGTGTTCCTACTTTGGATATATCAAAAAAAGTCATATGATCGTTAATAGCGTTAATAGAGTGTCCGTCTTTTGTAATAGAGGCCATATGATTTTTAAGATGATCACAGTATTCCGACTGTTTAACTGCTTTATTGCCGCATATGGAGCATATATCATATGGTACAGTACACGACATGGACCAGGCGACAGGCTCTCCAGATGCCATTTTATGCAGCTCTTCTCCCCATTCGCTGTCTGGGAGTTTGACTATAAGCTCTACACGTTCAGCTGCATCATGAAATGCTGATTTAACTACATCACCGTATATTTTGTCGCCTTTATTGTGTCTGTGGTCTTTATAGACGTGTGCATCAGTGACAAAAGTACTGTGTGTGTCCTTAAGACCTTTTTTAACATTATAGTTTTTTATGTCTTTTCCATCTGGAATAGAAACGTCACAGGCTGTTTTATAAAAAATATCACCATTGCGGTTGCCTGGAAGATTAGGCGCAGCCCCCATAGCAATTAAATGAACAAAGGAGTGCCCTTTTTCAGGTTTGATGTCCGACAGGTCGCCGAAAACCCTGGTACCGGCTTTTTTCCTTATCCACGAACTGTCAACACCTTTTAAGCACACATCAACAAGCGACGACAGAGGGTCCGAATGGTCGTACCTTGAGGGCAGCACTGTTTTAATAAATGTATTGTTACTCATAACCACTCTTCCTGTTCCCGGGCTTTGATAGCAAGGTCTCTAGCAAATTCTTTATATGTATCGGTATATTTCGGCCAAAGCAGCTCTACAGGTGGGTCAGCTGGATCATTGATATTGACACTGGACGGATCATCAACCTTAATTAAATTTCCAATAGACTCAAAGAAACCAGGAGTATATGGAGCTGGTTCGTACTCCATTATAGGCTCAGGACCAAAACCAGTCATCCGTCTGATCATATCCCATATAGTGGCACTACTCCCCTCACTGCGCTGATCTAGATCCAATCTTTTAGGAACCATTTTAATATTTCTTGGATTTACTGTTTTGCGCGGCTGTGTAACCTCGTCGACATCGGTATGTACACTCACTGACGGCGACTCTTCAATGTCGTGGTTTTTGTCCTGAACAGCCAGATGCTTATACAAATGGCCGCCGGCAGCACCGGCTGCGGAACCCATTAGAGCTTTTCTAACCGCCTCCATGAGTCTGTCCTTCCCTATCTTATCTGAAGACATATACCCATAGGTTCCAGCCCCTAAGCTGCCTATAGACGCTCCTGTAAGATAAGGAAGAACCTGTTCAGACATGAGCAGATCCTTAAATGTAACTGCCCGACCCTTCAGATCTTCGGCCAGTTCTTCCAGTTTTTCTGTTACTTTGTTAGAGGATTTAATAAAACTTTCAGCCAGATTAGAGGCATCTTTACTTATGCCGAGATGTTCATTGGCAGACCCTTCTTTGCCCAGACCGGTCCATTCCATGAAATCCAGTATGTCCCTGTCAGTAGGCGCTCTATCAGATGAAGAAGCAGTACTGCTGCCACGATGCCATGTACCTGTGTTGCCGCTTAACGGAACATCAGTATCTGGAGCGGGGAGACCTAAAGGCTCACCATAAGTACCATAAACAGGAAGACTTTTTGTATTGAGATCAGGCCTTACGAATATAGTCGACACAGGCCCAAAAGGTCCTTCTTTTGTCTTGTCGTCTGATTTGCCACCTGATTCATCTTCTGGTTTATCCTTTGGTGGTTTTTCTGATTTAGGAATATAATTATTGACGTCTATCTTCATAGGCTCTTTTTTAGGAATATAATTATTGACGTCTATCTTCATAGGCTCTTTTTTGTCGTATACCTCTTTACGAACTTTAGCCTTCTCAATAATATTCCTTTCCTTGTCGCGTTCGGTCTTGGCTACATCGGAAGCCATACTGCCTACGCTGGAAAGATCATACATATCCAGACCACCGGATTCCACTGCTTTCCTGATAACAGATTTAACAACCATAGGAGCCTTTAAAAGATCAGGATACGATTCCATCAGCTTATTAAAATAACGGACAACTTCTTCAGGAGGAGCAGCAGACAGAACCTCATCGTTACGCAGGAAATCATTTAAAAGCATAGTTGCTCTAATGTTGTTTTCAGTATCCCGTACCCCCGAAGTAACAGATGAGGCGAATACATCCTCTATGTCCTCACCAGATAGACTATATTTATCTGTCAAACCCTGGCCGATACTGCTTACCGCATTCAAAATTGGAAGGTTTTTATACACCCCTCCTACTATACTGGAAGGAATAAAAGCTTTTTTTTTAAGAAGTTTTTTGCTTTTCATATCAAAAACTTCCTCAAAATTACCAGCATCATTAGAGGCTACCGTGTCTACAGACGATATTTTACAGTATTGACGTGCAAGCTCAACAATACCTGCCAGCTTCTTAATACCCTCAGTCGGAGTATCTATCTCGTATTCAAAGGCTTCTGCAAGTTTCTCTATACCAACAGATTTGAACTTATCCGCTGCTTCCCATGCCCGGCCCACTTCGCCGAGTTTAGACTCTTCATACACCTCATTAAGCAGAGGAAAAGCATTATTAGCTGTTTTACGCATGACGTAATCTGCGCACTTTGAAAAGCTCTCAGCATCAACAGGACGAAAATAGTCTACAGCGTCCTGTATCGCGTTAACAAGCTTATAGTGTATTTCAGCCTTTTTATCCTTTATTATGCCGGCCGCAGCCTTGATATGCTCAGTCTCTCTGAGAGCCTGGAACCAGTCGGCATCGGGAGTGTCTGTAAATGACTTAGCAGATAGATCCCCTTTAATAGTCTCAGGAGCCGGTTCGTCATAATATATTGTATCATGAGTGTCTGAAAACAGAGCAGACTTATGCGTCTCAACAGAAGGAGTCTTGACGGTAGAAGGATACATAATAGAAAAAACAGACTCAGTATCCGCTAAATCCACTGATTCAGCTTTCTTTATGGCGGGAGCCGTTTTAAGATGATTAGCAGTCCTGGAAACGTTAAAGGCCTCTACAGCCCGTTTAGTCATTTCAGGAACCAGTTTATAGACTGTAGCGTATTTAGCAACCGCCTCCGAAGGATCAGTACCACTGCCTGCTTCCCTCAAAGCGGCCTGCGCTGCCTTGAATATACGAGTCTCGTCAGAATAGCTTAATAAATCCATAATCAACCTGTTTTTATAAAGAAACCTGTTTCTCAACTTTACCTAGTTTACCAGTTTTATCTAACTGTGCCAATCCCAAAGATATACCATCCACCAGACTCTTAACCTGTTCATCCACACTTCCGGAAGCTGCACCCTCTTTATTACGCATTTTATCCGTAAATACAGCGTACTCTTCCACTATATCATGATGCGTATACTTAGACGGCAACCGGGTAAAGGCAGAAAGAAGAGCCTGACGGGTAATTTGACCTTCAAACAGCTCATATATTGTCTCTTTAACCTTTGTAGACAGAGGTGCATTACTTATAAACTCCTCTAAAACCGCTGTATCACAATAGTACGCTACAGTTTTCCACAGGAAATTATAGTCACCTCTGCTGGTATCATCACCGGCAACAGGCATTAGAACCTCCTGAATAACATAGAGAGGGTGTTTAAGCCTGTCACGTATATCATAGAACACATCCTCATAGAGAGACACACCGGCAACATCGCATCCGGTCTTTTCCGCTATTGTCTTTTTTGGAGCCCCGGCTATTATATAGGCTTCAACGGCCCATTTCATATAGTTATCCGCAGTAAACAGAGTGTATGCCTGGTGCATGCTCGGATATTTGGTAAAAATAAAGGAACTGTCCATATGCTTGTAGTTCCCTTGTTCCACCTTGGCCTTATACTCTTTTAAAAAGCGTATAAACTTAAAAGCCATTCCTGTACTCCGGTCGAGACCTCTGGAATTAACATAGCCGTTAGCGGCATTTTTAGCAAGAACCCATCTCCAGTCAGGAGCTCTTAAAGGATTTTTATCTCGTCTGCGTATTCTTTCTCTTGCCATTAAAGATCTGCCTCCAGCCCTGATGAACCTCCAAGAATGTCAAAATCATTGTCTATTTCCTTCTTTTTAAGAAACAGTACAAGATTTCCAAGATTTGAAAAACCGTCTTTAATAGAGGTTTCAAGCTCTGTAAGTTCCTCTTCACCATACGTTTCCGCAAATTTATCTATATGCCAATAAAACATAATCAGTATACGGCCCAGCCTGTCCAGGCCTACCATGAGATCCGATATATATTTGTTTATGGCGCTTGATATATCCATGGTCTTAATAAGACTGGCCATGATTCCGGTATCCATAACTTCTTTTTCACCGGTCTGAGCCAGCTGGAATATAGTCTGTACGTCCTTATCGTCCAACACGTTATAGTCGCTTGGGGTAGCCTTCATCTGGCCTGGAACCATCATAGTCTTACTGGATGGACCCACGCCCATAACCCCGGGAGGGACCCCTACCATGGAATCAGCTGCCGACACAGGAATATTCGTGGAAGGTGCTATAGGAATACCTGCATCAGCGTATGGGACAGCAGTTTTAACAAACACGGAATGAAATTTATTGGAATCGGCCTCATTAAGTATACTTAGAGCCGCATTTTTACTGAGTCCGTAAGATGTCATAAGCTCTGAGACCATACTTTTACGACCGTATATGTCAGGACTGTCGGGAAACCTGTACTGCCTGTAGTCGGCCATGACAGTAACAGGAACCAGACCTGCTGATTTTATCAGATGAGCCTCGAAACAGTCTATATCGCCCGGATACCAGTCTCTGGCACCTTCACAGCTTAGTACTTCATCTTTAGAAGGCTTGGCAATTTTGTATATTTCTACATCATCAGGGATAAAACATCCGGCGGAGTTAACTACAAATGACGCCGTCTTTCCCGGTATAAACACATGTTGATTAAGATATTTTAAAGACTCTGGAAGCTTCTCTGTATTAATATGAAGACGCTCGTGGGGAGGACTGTCGCTTACAGGATAAGAAACATTTAACCCGGATCTTAAAACAGCTACAATATTGCCCTTCTTTTTTCCTATATAGTTAAACGGTAAACTGAATTTGTTTCCTTTCTTAAAAAAATAAACGTTTCCCGTAACCATATTCTCTTTTTTAACTTTTGTAAATACCTTGCTCAGAGACAGATCCGGATAATCGTGTGTTGCAAGAACTGAACCCTGATCCACTATCATATCCTTTTTTGTATTAACATCTATAATACAAAGATTTTCAGTGGCACCGCTGTGAAAATCGAATCCACCATTTATAATAAAACAGTCGTGAAAAACCCCATCATCGCCAAACACTGAATAAAATCCGGTGTCTGTAGGAGTGGCCACTGCCGAGGATCCGTTTCTTGGAAGAACTGTAGACACATTAGAAGATGCCCGTTTGTCTATAAAAGTGAAACCCTCTCTGACCAGATCCTCTCTGTGCTCTCTGGTAAGATCCCTGTTTACCAGATCGGCATTACTGTCTGTAACAACCGTTATCCTGCTGTTCGTGTCGTCTTTTGAGGAAACTTTTCTTAAAGCCGGATTCAAAGGAGCCACAGTAATCATGCTCAATCTGTTTCTCAGATCGTTGGCATTGTTTATTCCACGTGATTTGAGCAAGTCTATGACATCCCCTACAGGACGGGCTCCCCTGTAGAACCCCCTGGCAGCTATATTGCGTACATAATAGTTAAACAAAGCCCTGTCTATGTCCTTTTCTTTAAGCTCGTCATCAGATGGCG